GTTCAATTAGTTTTTGTTCTATTGCTTTTGGTTTACGCCCAGCACCTTGCCTAGCACCACCGTTGTTTTTTCTGTTATCCATTTGAAATAAATTGTTTAATCAATCCTATTAATATATAAACAGAATTATTTTATTTTAGCATAGTACAGGGTTTTTAACTTTCTTGTTTAGTGTAGCTCCTTTAATTTCTGGTATTGTCTTACGCTTTACTCTAGTCTTTATTAATGCGTTAAATGGGTCTAGTCGTGTTTGTTTAAATTCTTCTACTGTTTCTATGTCCCAGCCTGTTAAGATGTCTATAACGTCTTGTATTTCTTTTATTGTTTTGTTTGTTGTTTTTTTCTTAACTTCTTTTTTTATCTTTTCTTGTTCTGGGTTAAAGAATGGCTTTGAAAATATTAAATCTAGTTCTTGTATAATTTCATCGTGTTTCTTTTTATATTCTACGCTTATAGTATCAACGCTATTAACGTGGTGTAATATATTGCAATGACCCCTGTTTATTTGTTCGCCTACTTCTCTAAACGTTGCCCCACTTTCGTATGCTAGTTTACTAAACACTTTCTTCGCGTCTGTAAAGTTTCTTTGTCTTACATTTTTAGCTACATCTAAATTGAACTTTTTATTTACTGCTTCTTTTATTGTTTCTAATTTCATATTTGTTTTTAGTTAAATTCTGCGTGTTCTAAACACTCACTACAAAGGTTTTCATTTAATTGGCTTGGTTCTGCATTACAACAGTCAGAGCCTATGTATTCTTCTGTATGTGGGTTGTCTATTGCGTATTGTACTATTTGTTTTGGTGTTTTCATTTTGTCTATATTTTATTGTCTATAACTTCTATTAAGTGTCTAAGGTCTGAACGTTCCCATTCTCCTAGTTTAACTCCGTTTATGTTGAATTTATAATAATCTTTTCTTTCTGCTTTTTTTATTTCTATGTTTACGTACATAATTAATCTATTTTAGTGAATTCTGCTATTTGGTTTTTATTATGTTCTTCTTTGTTTTGAAAGTAATTATCTACTAGTGCATCAATCATTACCAGCTCATCAATACTTGCTGTTTTTATTTTGTGCATTAAGCTGTCTATTTTATTTAGTACGTTGGTACACATTTCAGGGTTGTTATGATATACGGTATTAAACCCCTCTTGATATATTCGCTCTAGTATCTTTGATGTTTTATTTACTTGTAGCTTTACGTTTTGTTTAAATGCTTTACTGCCTTTTAAATCATCGTTAGCTTCTAGTAGTAATTGGCTTATCAATACGCATTTTAAATAAGCTAAGTGCCTGTCATTTATTGGTTCATCATAAACCCCTCTTACTTGTTCTTGGTGTTCTAGTTCTTTTTGTTCCATTTGTTTATAGTATTCTATTTGTTTTTTTCTATCCATTGTTGTTGTTGCTCTCTTAGGTATTCTATTTCACGCCTTAAATAATCTGCTGCTTTCTCTAAGTCTTTTAACTCATCGTCTTTTTTTCCGCTTCTGCAAATATACTTAATTATATTTCCCCTATTGAAGTTTAGCTCATAATCTTTTATAAAGTCTATAACGTCATAGCCTTTACCGTTTTCGTAATGTAAATAAGTTGCTCGTTTCATAATGTTTGCTTTAATTTTAATTTAGTTTTATTATATGTTTCTGGTTGAAATAAATCTCTTAAATCTTCGTCATTTCTTATTGTATAATAATCTCTTATATATTCTTTTTTTATTTTTTTATTTACAACGTCTTTAAAGTTTTTCAACTCATATACAACTGAATAAGTTTTTGTCTTATCTTCATCAATATTTATATCGCTTCTTAATATAAAACATTTCATTTTTGTATTATCGTTTAATTTTACATCAACAAATTTAGATAATTGAATTAAAGTGTTTATACTTATATTATCATTATGTTTTTTATGGTCTATAATAAAAGAATTTGAGCAGCCTATTTTTGATATAAAACAGTCTATGTCCATTATGCTTCGCTTCTTATCACACATTTTACTTATTAAGTAATTAAATTCATTATTGTAATAATCTTTTTTGTATTCTTTGTATTTCATTTTTTTTTATATTTTAAAACATTGATATTTGATTTTGCGCTACTTCTTTGTAAGCCTCTGCATTAAAAACTAATATATCTATATTATCTTTGTATTCTTCTCCAATGTATTTATAGCTCTTTGTAACACTTTCTTTTCTAAGTTTTATTCCGTTGTCTTTGCCTTCATCTATTAATTTTTGATTATTTTTTTTAATTGCATCTATATTATTGTTTTCGTTTATTAATTTCCAGTGGAATTTATTTCTCATCATACCTTTAAATAATGAAGGATTTGAAGTTTTAATATAAAGAGTTTTATTGTCTTTTTTATACATCGAACCAAAAATATTAAGTATTTTAATTCCAATACCTAAACCTTGAAAGTCAGGTAAAACAACTAAACGACTAACTCTGAAAGCGTTTTGAATTGTGCCACTTGGCATAGGTAATATACCTATAAAAGCAATTGGCTTATCGTTAAATAACATTAAAAAACATTTAGCAGCTTTATTTAATTCTTGTGTTAAATAATGATGTTGCTTGAATATATTCCAAGCTTCATATCTACATCGAAATATCTGAAGTTCAAATTCTGGTCGTTGCCTTCGACTAGACGCTATCTCAAGACGCCCTTTTTGTGGTGAATAAATCCAATCTGGTTGCAACCAATCCATAATATCAAAATGACAAGATGCTAATACTATTTTTTTGTTTGTTCGTCTAATATATTTTTGTAATGCGTTGCTCATTGCTTTTGCTACATCTCTATCTACTACGCTTGTATATTCGTCAATTAATATAACTTCATTTTCTTTTGCTTTGCCAACCATATAAGCCAAAGAAGCTCTGTATTGTTCTCCATTTGATAATGTATGAAACGGTCTTAACCAAGTTGGTACACTACTTAAACCCATTGCTGATAATAAAAACGTTGCATCTTTTGGTTCTAACCAATCAAAATTAGATATTAATGACTTGTTAAAATCAAAATTGTATGTGTTCATTTCTTTTTTAAAAAAGTTTTTTAATATAGTAGTTTTTCCTGTACCGCTACCACCATAAACTACGCCTATATTCCAATCACTAGGTAAATGTTCTAAATTAGCTTCTATTGTTACATTACTTTCTTCTTTGTTTTGAATGTCAAACGCTTCATATACATATTCAGTATATTTGTCATTTATAATGTTATGTTTTAAATTTATTTTCATTTTGTTTTAATTATTATTTTTTGCAATATATGTTTTTTGTTTTCAATAAACAATTAATTAACTATTTATTTTTATAGTAATGCTAGTATTCTTAAATCTTCTTGTATGTCTTTAATCATTTTTAAAGCGTCTTTATAGTCTTGGTTTTCCATTGCTTCAATAACTATATCTAGGTCATATACAAATCTAATCATTTGTTCTAAGTTTTAATAAGTGATAGCACTCTGTAAATTTTTGTCTTGCTTTGCCTTTATATTCTTGTTTAAATAACTGATACATCTTTTTTGTGTATTGATACTTTGTATCGCAATCAGCTAAGTATTTTTCTGCATACTTCTTTCCTTTGCCTTTAAAGTAATTGACGTTGTCGGCAGTATCTCCAATTATCATTTGCTCATAAAAGTTATATAATGCCTCGTCTTCGCTTATATCTAAAACCTCTTTGTGTTTGTAGTGATAGTTGTACATCAGGCAAGGGAACTGCTTATAATCCTTGTCAATACTTACTATCATAACATTGTCACGTCCTAGTTCGTTTGATAGTTCGTACCAGTACCTAGCAACCATATCATCGGTTTCAATTCCATAACCCCAAACGCTGTCGTATTGGTCTTTAACGTATTGGTGCATCTCATCTAATAAAGGTGGTAACTCTTGCTTTTTTCTATTGGCTTTGTAGTCGCTTGTAATTAGCTTCCTAAAGTTTCCCTTACTACCGCTAAACGTTATTACTTTTTCAACTGGATACATATCCTCTAGCTTATTGACTATACTCATAAATTGCTCATCAAACTTCGCTTGTGCCTCTTCTATATCTCGATAGTATTTGTCATCTTCTGGTTTCTCTCGTTTCTTGTAACAAGCCGCAAAGATTAAACTATCTGCATCTACTAGTAATATCATTCTATATCTAAATTAAAGCATTCAACTGAACAATAATAATCGCCATTTGTTTCAGCACCGCAACAAGCACATTCTGTCTTTGTATCTGGTTCGTCTATATAACTATCAAGCCAACTCATATTTCGTATTGTTTTAAATCGTTTTGTAATTTTTCTATTTGTTCTTTAAGCTGTATTAACTGCTTATTTTTTTCTTCTCGTATTAAACTTATACGTCTTGTTAATACTGTATTCTCAACGTTTAAACCGTTTACATATTGACCTATTTCTGTCATTCCTTGCACTATGTTTTTTAAGTCTGTATTGGCTGGTTTCTCTTTACTCCATTGCATAATTAAATTAGCTATGTGGTTAAACCATAAATTATAAGACTGTTTTTGTAGTGGTGTCATTATATCTTAGAACCTATAATTAAACCAAAAGTAAAAATTAAAATCCCTAAAAGTAGAATGCTTCCTGTTATTATAAGGTTTCTATATTCTTGCTGTTTAAGTTCTTTTTCTTGTAACTCTTTTTTAGTGTAAACCTCAATTCGGTTTTTTCTAGTTTCAATGTGTAGTCCTGTCTTTGTCTTTTTCATAATGTTTTGTTTTTATTGGGGGTTTTCACACCCCCTGTGTTTTTTATTTTAAAATTTAATGTAATAAGCGCCATAAATCATCTGCTCACGGTCATCAGGTGAAACGCCTCCATTAACAAAACACCCTTTACCAAAGAGTTTTTCTAGGTCGTGGTCGAGTATATTTTTATCATCATCTATCACTATGCAGAATTGTGGCTTACCATTATATCTGTTTAAAGATATTCCGTTTCTGTGAATTTTCTTGCTATTAATGTTTTTGTTATAAACCCAAAGATGGTCTACTTTTGCTTTTAAACTTCTTTTAAATTGCTCTTGTGTTAATTCAATTGCTTTCATAATATTGTTTTTAATTGTTATGTCTTATTGACACTACAAATATACAAATAAATATTTGTTATAAACAAATTATTAACTATTTTTTTTATTTATTTTTTCTTTTATATCAAAATAGCTATCCCATATACCGTTTTTTAGTTCTTCATTTAAGTTAATTATTGCAGCATCTTTTTCTTTTAATAGGTAGCAAGGCTTTAATATTTTCTTTTTAGTCCAGAGCGTTGTATCAGGACAATACATATCTTTTGTTTGTAAGTCTTTTAAATTATTTAGCCAGAACATATAATTGCCCTTAGGGTCGTTTACTAAGTAAAGAGCGACCTTCCCAGTTTCAATTAGTTTGTCGTACTTAAATTTTTCTATTATTTTGGTGTCATAGTATTTATTTCTGAACTTCATCTCGATAACGCATTCTTGACCTTTGGGAGTTGTGCCTATTGCGTCCCAGCTTTCCATTCCGTCACCTGTATGTTTTAAGTTCCAACCGTCTAGGTTTAAAAGTGTTACTACTGCTTTTTCCCAGTTATGTATTTTATTTATCATTTATTTTGTTATATATATTATCAATATCTTTTATCCACATCACTAATAGTTTTGGTTTGCAGCTGCAAGGCTCGTGGTATCTATGATTTAAATACCTAGCGTGTAAGGTGCACAGCAACCTGTATTGGTCTTTTGTTAGCTTAGTTGTTACATTTGCTTTAAAATCAACCCACGCTTCCTGGTCATCTATTCTCATAGCTCTATATTTATGTCGTTCCAATCGTTTCTTCTTTTGTCGCAACCGCAATCTTTACCTAGTGCTTTGCTAATCTTTTTTACTATCCAATGAATGCCAGTGTAATAAGTAATATAATAAACTAAATCTCCTAATCTCATAACTTGTTTTTAATATGTTTTTTTGCGTTTGTATATGTATTGTAAAGAGAGTGATACCTTATATGTGTATTTCTGCTTAACTCAGCAACACTCATTCCGCTACCTATTATTTCAAATATTTTTCTATCGTACCAGTACATATCGTTTAAAATGTTGTCTAAGTGGTCACGCTGTTCTGCCCATTCTTTTTCATTAATTCCGCTTTCTTCAATTTGTTTAAGTTCATTTATATCTTCTAAATATATTTTCTTTTGTCTTAGGCTTGACTTGTATAAATTTGTATAAATACCCCTTAAAACTTTATAACAATAGTAATGGTTTATTTGGTCTTTATAGTAAAGGTCTAAACCTTTTTTAACATCAGCATCTAATTGGATATACATTTCCATTACAACGTCCTCGCTCATTGAGGGGTTGCAGCCGAAACTCTTTACTATGTTATTCCAATCATTATGCTTTTTATAAGCTAGTTCTAAAATTGGTGTCATTTATTTGGTGTTAGTTTTCTAGGTACAAAGTATTCTAAAGGGTCGTATATTTCGCCAACTACAAAAGGCAATCCAAACTCGTTAATACTAAAGCTAAACGTTTCAAAGGCGTAACCCCTAGAACGTTTGCAGTTTACTGTTATCCATTCTTTATTTACTGTATTTACTTCAAGTTGTATTTGTGTTTCTGTCTTTTTTTCAAGGAACGAACCTAAGTGCCCTGTTGGCTTGTCGCTTCCATAATTACTATGTATTACCGTTACTATATGACAATCATATTTTGCTGATAGTTGCATTATTTTTTGAACGCATAAATTACTTTCTTCTAAATTATTAACGTCCGAAACTAAATCAGCAATACCATCTATAATAACTAAACCGTTTTTATCTTTGTTTTGTTCTAAACAGTGTTCTATAAATTGTATTCGTTCTTTATATCCTACGGTTCTCAATGCGTATGTATGGTAACAACCAACTTCTTTTGTATTACTCATATCTTGAACACGCTTAAAAACTCGTTGAGCGTGCCAGTGTCCTTGCTCTGTATCAAAGTGCATTAAACAACGTCCGTCACGATGCCCTTTTATTTTACCCCCAAAGTTATTGCCACCACTTAAATAAACAGATGCTAGCAAACTAACAAAAAATGTCTTTTTACTTTTTGGGGGTGCTTGTACGAAACTAAAATTGCCATAAGTTCCAATAGGGATAGGCATTGTTATTTCGCCACCTTTTGCTTGTATAGTTTTTTCCCCTAAACTTAATGCTGTTGGCGGATATTCCATAACTGCTGATGTGTCGATAGTGCATTCTTCTGCAATCAACTCCATTAACATATTATGTGTAGTTTGTTCTTCTGTCATATTATTGTATTGTTTTGTAAAGGTAATAAAAAAGGCGGTTATTACACCGCCATAGTTTGTTAAAATGGTAAGTCGCTTGTTTCAGCTTCTTGTACCACTTCCTTAGCTTCTTCACGTTCAGCCTTGACAATGTTACCGTCAGTCCAAACTACTTGACCGTTGCCAATGTAAGTTCTCGGTTTCTTAGCTTCACGTTCTTCTTGTGTTTGGCTAATCATAATCGATGCGTTATTTCCGAAACGTGTTTCGTCATTTACTGACATTGTAAGGTTAACGTAAACCGCACCGTCTTTTCCAGCAATAAATTTTTCCTTTGGTAATTTATCCACTCGTAGTGAATAGTTGATAATTGCACTCATAATTTTACTTGTTTTTAATTGTTATTATTTATTATTATTTTTAAAACTTTCGCTTTCATCTTCGCCAAAAACTCCTTGTTCGTAAAAGCCTGTTAATTTAAGCACTGCCCTAGACATTGCTCGTTTCTCTGCCATCTCAGCAACGTACCAACTATTTGTCGAACTGTCTTTATAGCTATCACCTTTTAAGGCACTACCAAAGGTTTCAATAGTTGTAGCACCTTTATGTGCTATGGCTTTAAATACTGCAAAATTCGGTTCGCATCTTACTACTTCATAATTGATTTGTATTTTAGCAACCGCCTGTATTTTATCAATCCCACTTCTGGTTATGATTAAATAATGTTGATGTTTAAATACATCGTCTTTTTGAAGTTTATAGACTTTGTATAACTCTGTTAATTTTTCTTTGTTCATATTAATTGTTTTTGATTTCTATTTGTGCTTCTAAAAATTCTACTCTTTTTTCTAATGCTTCTATTCTAGCATTTAAGTAGTCTATTGTATCTGGACTTGAACTTCTTTTTACATCTTCTGAATAAGTCATATTAAATCTCTTTAAATAATTCGTAAGGACTATCCACGTCTAATAAAAATTTAAGGTTTAATGCAAAACCGTAAGGTATATCTGCTACATACTCATAAAGCTCTAATTGGTCAACAGCCCAACCAGTCAAAACTGGGTGCTTAGTATTACCTGTTTCTAGCTTGTCTTTGTACTCTGGTTTTAATCTTTGTAATAAATTCATAATGTATTGTTTTAATTAATATTAAGACAAATATAAAACAAATAATTCAATAAAAAAAATATAAACACATTATAAACAAAAAAACCACCCTTTTACAGGTGGCTTAATTTGGCTGGTTAGCCTATTTTAAAACAAAAACAATACACTACAAATATACATTAAACATCTAGTTCTTTAATTAACAATTCATATTTTTCTATTAACATTTCTAAATCTGTATTATCTAGCTTAACAGTTTTATTAGCTTCAATATGTAGTTCTTCTGCTAAACCGTCATAATATGTGTTGTCTAAGTTTTTAGAAAATTTATATTGTTCGCCATATCTGAAAACATTGCAACCAGAACACTGAACTTGACAGTTTTGTTCGTGCCACCTAGTGGAATAATGTTTGCGACTTTGAAAGTGTCCGTTTTGTAGCTTTTTCCAATGGTCTTGCTTACCACAAGTGAAGCATTCAGCAATATCATTAACGGCAAACCTACGTCTTATATATATACTAAAAACCTTATCTAGCTTATCTACTAACTTTTTGCGTTTTGTTTTTTTTGCCATTTGATTAGTTCCCCTAAGTCTTATATTTTATTTAACTTTTTATATCTATTTATTTTGTATTTGTTTTTTTTGCCTTTAAGGGCAACAAAACATTTAACTAAATGTCTAGTTTTAATAAAAAATTCAAAGTTATATATTTTATTTTAGAAAAAAAAGTAAAAACTTATTTATTTTTCCAATGCTTAGTTATCTTCTCTGCAGAACGCATTCCAAAATAACCACCATAAACCAAAAGTAATAAAGAAGAAAGTAAATCAATCCAGTTAGGGTCTATTTTAAAGCCCTCTAATGAACTATCTAATATAATATAAATAAACAGTGTAGCGGTTAAAAAAGCAAGTGTTAAGGGTCTTATATTACGTGTTAAGTAACTTTCTGTATTGTTGTCAGAAACCCAACGCTTAGTTGTTTCTTGCATTTCTATTTTATCAAAGTTTAGTTCTTCTAATAAAAGTTGTTTATCTGCTTCGCTTAATTTATCGTCTGTACTTATTTTACTAGCTAAAACCTCTAGAGCTTCTATTCCTGTAACGTTACCAGCTATTTTTAAAAGCTCTGGTGCAACTTCTTTGCCTTGCTTTAACAACCATCGTAAAGCATCGCCTACCCTTGTAGTTCCGTTTTCTTTTTTATACTTACCCATTCCAACGTGCTTTTGTTTTTCTTATATCATAATGCGTAAAAGAAGAGTACATACCCAAACCGCCTTGAAGTATTTCGCCTGATAACATAAGGTCATCTAAATAGTCATAAGTATCTAAAACAGGGTCAAGCCCTTGAATAACAATATCAGCAGCTTTGCCTAACAAGTGTTGAGAGTTTACAGAACCACCGACCGCTTTATTATGCTCCTCACATCTATAAGCACTATTTATTGTTATAGGCATAGCAACGCAATTTCTAACATACTGTAATTGATTAGCTAGTTTAGTAATATTTACTAAAACATCATCAGGCATTTCACAGCCACATTTGCACTCAAACTCTTTTATGCTAAAATTCTTAGTCATTCTTTTTATGCGTTTCGTATATTTTCTGAGCAGTATATCCTATTGACAAAAGCAATAATATAATTTTTAAACCGTTTTCTATATGCGTAAAGCTAACCCCTAAAGTGACTGCGTTTAATATTGCTATTTTTAAATCTTGTACTGTCATTAGAATTTATGTTTCAAATAGTCAACCCCATAAAAAGAGTGTACTCCGTTATTGTCTAGGTCTACACTAGCCGACTTCCAACCATAAGGGTGACTTGCTTTTATTAGCTCTCCGTCTTCATTGTAAGTGTCCTCTAATCGCCAAGCTACGTCTAAGTGATACTTACTACTTAAAACAGGTGCTTTAATTTCATTACCTTCGTTGTCGTATTCGCCTTGCTCTAAGACGATATAGCCTAGTTTAACGATGCTATGCTTATGCGTTGGGTATTCGTTATCGTCTTCATCTTTTGCCACGCCTAAAGCCTTTATTTTAGCTTCAGCAGTTTCTTGGTCTTTAAATTCGTATTTTCCTATGTACATTTTATTTATTTTATATTGTTGTTAAACAAGTTAATTCCTCGTCTGTTAATGCTTCTTCAAATACTGCAACGCATTTGACTTTTCCGTAGAAATAAGCGCTGCTATTACTATCAAAATCTAATTGAGTTAAAGTACCTATCGGAAATGTAATCCCAGTTGTGTCTGTGAAAACTTCAACACCATTAATCCAAAGAGCGAAATCATTCTCTTTGAACTTAAAGGCTATTTTATTAAGGTCAAGTATGTCGTATGAATTGCTACCTTGAAAAACTTGAGTTACATTTCCTGATTTGACTAAGGCTCTAATCTCATTACTTGCAGTCCAATAACCTATAAAAACTCTGTTGGCATTTGTTCCGTCTGATATCACTATAACTCTAGTAGAATTGTCATTAGCTAAAGCACTTATCTCTGCATACAGCACACCCTCTGTTGAGTTTATTAAATCTGAACTACCTGAATTATTTAGTGTTTCTCCTAAACGTGTGGCAGTGCTTCCGCTTGTTGGAATGTATGAAGTTGCGTAGGATAAATTTTCTTGTTGTAAACCCCATATAATAATATCATCTAAAGTGATGTTTGCACCTCTACCGTCTACAATATAAAAAGCACTATCAACTCCGACAAGTTCAATTCTTTTCCACTCACCTGTTACCTCAAACAAACTACTTGTATGGTTGTTTCGGTCTAATAAATTAACATTTCCTGTTTGTCCATTACCGCTTTTAACGTACATACTTCGAGCATCTGCCGAACCTAAATTATTTAAAAGTAAATAATACCCATCAAAACCATTTATTCTTGTAGCGGTGTTAGTTCCGTCAGGTGCTAAATATCCACTTTCAAATATTCCACTCGGTGCATTAGTGACGTAATTAGAATTAGAAGTAAAATCTTCACTATAAGTAACCAAATTAGTTGACTGCGGCTCTAATAATATATGTCCTACTCCGTCTGTATAATCTATTCTAGGTAATCCACTTGCTACATCTTCAACAAGACCTTGTTCGTTTACTCTTGTAGCACTTGAATTCCTTGTGAAGTCGAAGTCACCGTCTATTATTTTAACTGCTTTAAAATTTTGTATTTGTATTTCATTTCCATTTTCTGCTAAAAAACCAAAAGTTAAACCGTCTGTAAAAGTAACTATAACTGATATATCCCCTTGCTTTGTTAAGTTTGGTAGTGATTGTCCTTGACTAAAATCGCTAGTTGTATATGTTGTTACATATCCACTGTCAGCACCATTTCTAATATATACTCGGCTTCTAGTTCCTTGCAATACGGTGTGATTAAAAGTTATTGTAGCAACTCCACTTGTTCCAGCTAAACTTAGTGTATCTTTGTAATATACGTTTCCGCTTGTTCCGTCAACTGTGAAGTCTGTGCTATCAACATTGTAACTTTCTTCTGTTTGAACTGGTTTAACGCTTAATAACTTGCCGTCATTGTATGCCGTTGGAGTAGT